ACACTTTACCGGAAGAAAATAGGTCTGTAACGCTGTTCAGACGCACGAACTTGTCGTTGCCACGGGTCGGCGTGAAGTCCTGAACCATCACACCCATACGCCGCAGCTCAAATATCAGCGGAGCCCCCGCCGCTTTCGCTTCAATAATGCAAGCATCCGGTTCCCAGTCGTCGTACATCTCCTTTGCCTTCTGTTTCAGGTCAGGAAACTCCACCTTCCCCTTCCACGCATCCAGCAAAATGATGTTCACATCGTTCTCATCCTCGTCTTTGTGGAAAACACCCCATGTCGTACACGCGGAATAGTCACTCCGCTGGTTTTTTGTGTACGCCGTGTCCCAACTTTGGATGATAAATTCGCAAGCAGGCGCTCTATCCCCCTCCCACAGCCGCCACCAGTCCCGTTTTACCAGCGCACCCTCTTCACCCGTGGGCTTTTGCTGGTACTGAGCGTTCCATTTGTACGGCGGAAGCTCCTCTTTCAGCGCCAACAGCTCATCCACCGGCCAGAATTCAGGCCACAGGCTATTCCCCGACGGCAAAATCGCAGGAAACTCGATTACTTCCCACTCTGTCGCGTCTGATTTCAACACCCGGCCAGTCAGATCCTTGTCCGACCAGCGTGTCATCACCACGACAATCGCCCCGCCCGGCTGTAAACGCTGCCGTGGACCCGACGTATACCATTCATACACACTATCAAACACACTCGGATCGCCCTGCGCGAGCCTCGCTTCCTGTTCCGAGTGCGGGTCATCAATAATCAGTAGATCCGCACCCTTACCCGTCACCGTACCACCCACACCAATAGCGAAATAATCGCCACCGTGACTCGTCGCCCACCGGCCAGCCGCCTTCGAATCCGCCCGCAAGCCCACGTTCGGGAACACTTTCGAGTACTGGTCACTGTCCACCAGGTTCCTGACCTTCCGGCCAAACCCCACCGCCAGTTCAGCCGTGTTCGACGTCTGGATTACCTTCTTATCCGGGTGCCGCCCCAGATACCACGCAGGTAACAGGTAACTTGCAAACTCACTTTTGGTGTGTCGCGGCGGCATGTTGATTATCAGCCGCTTTAACTTACCCTCGGCAATCTCCTCGAACTTCTTTGCCATGATGGCATGATGCCGTCCATGGATAAACCCCGGCCACATCTCTTTCACGAACGACATGAACTTACCCTGCGCCCGTTCCCGCACGACCGCATCCCGGTACTGACTCACCTGCTCCAGTAACTTGTCCTGCTCTACCGGCGGCAACTTGCCTATCAGCTCACTCAAGTCCACGGACTATTCGCCCTCTCTCGCATCGCCACTATAGATAGACTCTCCTGCCGCACAGGCTTGTCCAGTCTCTTCTGTATCCGCGCCAACGTCGGATATATCGACACCGGCCTGTAATACTTCCGGCCCGCCTTCTGCTCCCGGTACACCTGGTACAACAACCGGAACGCTTCCAACATCAACTCCTCGTCGTAACTCATTCCAGATTCCTAAACTGGATATACACCGGCCTCACACTCCGCTGCCCGCGCGTCACCTTCTTCACCACCCCCAACTTCACCAACCGCTTAATAATCTCGTGCGTATTCCCCAGCCCACCCTTACCACGTATCTCACATATATCCCGGATCGACGGCCCAAACCCATACTTCTTCCACCACTCATCCACTATCAAAAACACTTCCTTCTGCGCCGCCGTCATACCAACCTCCATACATTCATCAAACGTCTTCTCCCGACGCCTAGCCACCATCTCCCGATTGATCTCCACCGCTCTTGGCAACGTTGCCATGAAGGACTTGTTCATTTGGCAAGATCACCATTTTCTCCAGAAATATTCCCCTGGGGGGTCTGCGTTTCTGAAGGTGACGGGGGGTCTTCCGATAAATGAGGGGATGGTTCGTGGGGATTAGTATGTATATGCGAGCCGGAGTCCCATTCTGCATCTTGGGGGGTGGCCCCAGGGTGGGGTTCGGGGCCGGACAATTCTTCTAACAGCGAATCCGCATCGACGTCCACCGCATCAGCCGATCCGAGCATCATCGTTTTAAGCTGGTCCAGGATCTGCGCCCTGATCTCGCCGGAGTCCTTGACGTGCTCGACCCGCTTGGTTTCCCTGAACGCATCGACCCCGACCAGTTGACCAATGGCCCGCACCGCCTGGACCCGAACCGCGCCCTTTTCTTCGACGCTGGTGGCGATTTCTGCCAGAGTGGAAATGACGATTGACTTCAATCCAGCGGCAGAATGCAGCGCAGCTAGCTCATTCGCCCGCTCTATTCGTTCTATTTCCCGCTGTATTCCCTCGTGGTGCTTTAGCGCACTTGCATGGTTTCCGACTGTTTTCGGTTTTCCCTTTGCGTTATACGCTAGCCGGTAAGCATCAGCACCGGTATTGCCTAGTGCTACAGCTTCGGCAAATCGCTTTTGCTTTGCAGTTAGTGTGCCTTTGGGAAGGCGCATAGCCTGTTCTATTCCCTTAGCTTGTACTGTTTCCCTAATGGCTTTGCGGTTCATAGGCTGCTGCTCGCTCTCGCTCGCTGGTAACAATCACGCGCCCGAAGATACCGGAACAAATGCGGATAGTCAAAACCTATTGATTCTCACCCACCTATTGCCTGTTACACCTGTGACACTTTGTGACACTTTGTTACACCGACTGTCACATTTTGTGACACTCGCCCACCAAAAAATGCGCGTTTCCGCTTGGCATGTTCCATGCAATACGCTATGCTCTGAGATGTATTGCATGATGTACCCCATGAACCACCACCCAGAGAGAGGCTAAAAGATGAACGCAACTTGGACAGCATACGCAGAATCTGATCTGTACAGCGCAGGTAATTCCTGTGATGGACACCCTTTTATCGCTGAGCGCTTTTATGTACTGATCGAAAATGCTCGTGGCAAGCGTTTCCGCCATCAGGCAACTTTCAATGGCGCAGAGCGTTTGGTTTGCGAGGAAACAGGCGAGCCGCATTTTGCGAATCTGCGAGAAGAAGCCAACGCCAAAGCCGAGCGTTTAGCCGCCCGAGTAAACGCTGCGCTAGTCGCAGGTTTGGCCCTTGATTCTGGCCTCTGGTACGAAGTTGATCCCGCCTATGGGTCTGACGAGTATCAGTCGCAAGGTATCGAAGCACAACGCGCATTTGCAGACCGCACAGCCATTTAATGACAACCCGCCCGCTTCGGCGGGCTTTACTGGAGCCCCGACCATGAAACAGTACGAATTCGAAGCAATCAACAAGACACGCGGCAATGTAGAACGAATCCGCGCCACCGCTAGAAGTGAAGCCATCGCCCGCGCTCATATCGTCAACTACTACGGGCAGCAATTCGACATTCTCGAATCATGCTGCGATATCAACCCGCCGCACCAGGTACTCGGCGAGATTGATTGCAGCAACGATCAAGACGGAGAGCATATCTTCGCGCTGATCGCTGAAAAAGGCCTTGTTTAACCCACCCCTAACAGGAGCCCCGACCATGAACGACTACCAAGCAAACGGATTCGCTAGCCGCCGCGATTATCTCGAATCACTCGCCGAGGAATACGACCGCGAGGCTGTTTTCACACTCGCCGCCATGCTCGGCCCTTCCGAGGACTTCGACGGCCTTGTGACCGCCTTAGAAGATGAGTTCGACTACTAACCCGACCCGCCCGCGCAAGCGGGCATTTTCTGGAGCCTAGACCTATGACTACATTTTTCCGCGACTACGACAAGGCCGAGCAAATCCGCAACACCAACGCCGCCGCCGACCCAGACTGGCAGTACATCCTGCAGTCATTGGCAGTTCACAAGGGAACCCGCCAGGCTTACATCATCGAAATCCGCGACGAGGATGGAACCCTTGTCGGCACTCTATAAGGGAAACCGACCATGCAAACACTCGCCGAACTTATAGCTGGATTCGTTAGCTTTTTGATAATGTGGGCTTTTCTTTTTGTTTTACTTTCATTCTAAGGACCCCGACCTATGCGAAACGACCCTTACTTTACCCGCGCCCGCTTTCCATCAGTCTGCGCCGAAACCGCCCGCAAGATTGAAAAAGGCGACGAAATAGCCTACTACCCGCGCGACCGCAAGGTTTACCACGCCGATAGCAAGCAGGCCGCCGAACTGCGCGGGCTGCAATTCAACGCCGCTTTCGGCATGGCCGACTCTAACTGGTAAAGGACCCCGACCAATGCTCATCAATTACCACGCCAAAAACGACAAACAAGGCTGGCACCTAGTGTGCAGTTTCCCGATTGACTCCGACCAATGGGGTGAAACCGACCGCAGCTTCATCGATGAAATGCTGAAACACGGCCACCGCGTTATCACTTGCGGTTGGAATATGTGGGAAATCGCGCCGGACTTGGAACCGATCAAACCCTATCGCCCGATCAATTTCGGGCAGCAACCCCTCGACCTAGATTAATGGAGCCCGACAATGAATAACGAAAAAGATCAAATACTCGCCGCCTTGTCCGCTTGGATTCGCAAACGCCCGCAGCTTGAATACTGTAATTATGGTTGCCCGACCGCTTACCGCAGCGAAGCCCGCGATATTACCCGCGACCTACACCACCCGCGAGCTGCTCGCTTATATCGCCCGCCGCGACAGCATCAAGGCCGAGGATTTAATCGAAGCGAGCCAACGCGCTTATTCCGGCCGCTTGACCCTGCAAAAGACCGCCACAGGGTACGAGATCGATTACTGCGCCGGACAGTATTGGCCGACCGAATACCGCCGCGCAGCTTGCGCCTTGCTCGCCCATGCCGCCTGGTACCAATTACGCGACGATACAAAAGACAGCCGATCAGAAGGCCGCGACCGCATACAACGCGCCGCCCGCCGCGAATTTTCCCGATCAGTCGCCCGCCAA